GTGAAGTATGCAAATGCATTTGGCAATCCTGTTCGTGTTGCCTTCTTCACATCATAATTCATAATAGCCTTAATACAATTCTCAACTGCATCCATTACCATCTCTTCTCGATATGTGTATGAAAAGAAGTTAGGCTTGTGTGATAGTCCCTCTGCTATTTTAAGGAAACAAGAACCTATGTATTCAGTAACATTGGGTTCACTCTTATCTTGTTCTCTAGCTTCATTTACCGAATTCACATAATCCACTACAGCTTGAGAGAACTCTTTGTTATTTACATAGTGTTGTTTTGCACGTTTCATTATATAGTATAATATATATCGTATTTAATATGTCAATACCTTATTTAGGGTTTGACATCGAGTTGACTTCTCTTTATAATTGATTTGAATCAAACAAAGAATACCTAATTATTCCCAGGTTTCCAATCCCATCTTTTGATATGCTCATTAAAATCTTGTTTGTCAAAACCATTTAAGAATGCTTCGTCTAAATTGTCCATCTCCAATAAGGATAGCATGGCATCATCTCGTTCATCCTGTCTTTCTTTATTAAGAAGAATGTATTTGAAGTAATGTGCTTTTAATTCGAACAATGCCTCCGAACGACTAACTATATTGTCAGCATTCAATTCGGTTAGATCATGTAGAGAAGAGAGATTCCATTCAACGATATGATATCCTTCTTCTGTATAGACTATCTGTGCGGGAAGAGTTACAAATATTGTATTACTGTATTCTTTCGATTCTTCGATGTCCACTTCTTCCGCAACGATGTAACTACCATCTGTGAGACGATAGGTGTAGATGTCTGCATCCAGTATTTTTTCAATCATATTAATCATAAAGGTACTTCGTGTATTTGATAATTAAACCTCTCTTTATTATATATCTTTACTCTTTCAACAGCGTGATTCAGTGTGTAGTTCTTTCTCTTTTTCCAAGATAGATCATCTGCTAAATCATAGACCACTGTTCCCTGTCCATTCTCACTCTTTCTCAAACCTCTACCGATGGATTGAAGAACTCGAATCTGTGACTTTGTTGGAGATGCGAAAATAATATTGTGAAGATTTCTTATATTTATCCCAGTACTAAATGTACCCACAGAAGCGACAATGATTGCATTCTTTTCCTTCTCTGTGACTGTACGAATCTTTTCTCTTTCTTCAGCATTTACTGAGCCAGATACAAAGAATACTTTTCTCTTTCCTGCTCTATCTCTTATCTCTTTGAATAGAGGTTCCCCATGTTTCTTCACGAGATTATAGAGAACCAAGGTATTACCTGTTTGATCCAGAGCCAGATTAGTAATGAATCGATTCCGTTTCTCATGTGATACAATGAAATCAATCTCATCTTGATATTTCTGTTTACCAAATGCTTTTCGAACTTCATCACTATATTTAAGAACAAGAGACTGAATCTTCAGATCAGCAAGAGTATCAGAATCAATTAGAGTTTGTGTCGTGGTTACTTTATACACAGGCCCAAAGTTACCAATCAATGTCAACTCATTCACCTGTCCTCCATCAAGAGTACCAGTTGTTCCGATTCTCATTTCAGCATGAATCAATCGATTCATAATCGTTGTGAGAGATTTTGCTTTGAATGTATGTGCTTCATCTCCAATGATACATCCAAACTGTTCAAACCATTGTTGAGGTAATTTAATAGCACTCTGCCATGTAGTGATAACAACAGATTGATCAAATGTCTTTTCCTTACCAGAATAGATTCTGTGTACATCTTCTTCTACATCGAAGTCAGAATCATTAGTTGAATAATCCGCAAAGTCTTTATACATCTGTTCAACCAGTGAAGTGGTTGGAACAACAATGATGACTTTCTTATTGAGTTCTTCTTGAAGATAATAACGAATCAGCATGTAGATAATAAGAGACTTACCAGAACCAGTTGGAGATACTAGAATTCCTTTTCCATTCTCTGTCGCAAATTCAAATGCTTTCTTCTGATAATCTCTTGCTTCAATCTCTTTTCCTCCAGAGCACAATGGCAAGGAATCAATATATGATTCGTCATAAGAGAATCTGTTTTCAATCTCATTCGAAAGATTTACTTGATAACCTCGATCTTTTGCAAATTGAAGAACTTCATTTAATAGACCATAAGGAATGGTACTATTCATACGATTATAAAGTCTAATTTTGCCATCCCACAGCTTGTTCTTATATGCTGGCATCCATTTATAACCATCTGCAAAGAAAGTAAAGTACTCCCCCAGCTCCATCAAGATACCAGAATCATCCGAAGTGATGTAAAGCAATGCTTCGTTCTTTTTATTAATTGAAATCATATACCAGAGGTAAACTTACGAAACTCTATGATATTCTTAATATGCTGATGTCTCCAACGAATCGAATTGATAATTTCTTCTAATGTTTCGATCAAGGTTTTTGAGTATTGGATAAGGTCTCGGGCCTTCACAATATCCTTATCGGAGTTATAGTACATATCCATTTCAGACTTAAGCGGTTTAGACATACCTTGGAATGGATCGTATGCCCACCCCTTATCGTCCATTTGTTGTTGAGTCATCTTCCCCGTGAAATATAACCACTTATCCTTTTTGATAACATCGAGTTTATTCTCGTTCGATTTCAACTGTAATTTAGCAACAGCAAATAATTCAAGATATTTAGCATGAAGCTTTGATGTCTGAATCGTAACGTTATCTAAATCATTTTCGTCGATAACAGAGTCGGTTTTCCACATTTCTAATACATTCTCTAAAGTAACCATAAAATTATTTATAGAAACTTAAAGTAGTCGTATCTGAAACTAACGTCTATCTGAAAATACTCAATATCAGTATTCTGAGAACTGAACTCTAAAGCGGCAATTGATGTTGGAAAAAGATTAGTAAACTGAATTTGTTTATTTACATTCGCATGACTGGTCATAATCAAAAGAGTGGCATCACAAACTTCAACCATATTATTATCTCGGCTCCGTTGAATCCAATCATGTATTTCTTTATATACAACTAAATCTTCGTCAACCGCAATGCGAATTGATAACTCATCATACGTTACATCACCCGGTACGTACCCCTTAAATTGTCTAAGTGGAACATCAGCTTGTCCTAGTGATAATGACGGTAACGATGCTGATGTACAAAAGTATTCAGTATTTGCAAATTTTTCTCTATTAATTACTAATTTAAAACCAGTAGGAGATAGAAAATTATAATTAGATGTAATGTTACTAGTCGATTGCATAATAGTATTTAGACAAAAAAAGAGGCCCCCTTTCGAGGACCTCTTAAAATTAATTTAATGAATTAATGTTTATGCACCTGCCGGTACATCTTCAACATTGATGTTCTTCACGCGGAAGATTCTGAAGAATCTATTCTTACGATCATCACCAAGGCTGTCCTTAACAATCTCCGAACCATCACCATTCGCGAATGGATTTGCTACAAGACCATAACGAGTCTTGAATCCAATCTTAGGCTGGAATGTAGTTTCATCAACTGCACGAACCATAGTGAGAGGAACGTATGGGCAGTAGAACATACCAGCATCGTATGGGTTAGTTCCACGATATCCAACAGTTGCATAATCGGCTAGTGCATATGGATCGATGTAAACCTTCATTCCACCGATTGTACCAGCGAATGTACTACCAGTATCATCTACGCTAAGAGCATCATGCTTATAGTCAAGAGAACCAGTAGCTGCAAGAGCAGAAGCTACGTTCGAAGAACAGATAAGGAAGTTACCCTTACCACGACGTGTACGAAGAGCGATTGTATTTGCCTCAAGCTCGATTTGAGTAAGAAGAGACTTATACTTTTCGCCGGACCAACGACCATCAGCATCAAGAGACAAATCGAAGGTACCAGTAGAGTTTGTACCACGATTAGCTTGAGCGCCATGTACATCATCAGTTCTTGCGCCAAGTTCAGCTTTGGTATTAATACCGCGGATAATTTCCCGATTGATTTCAGCAAGGATTTCAGTCGAGAGGATATTAGCCAATTCGGATTCAGCGTCAAGACCATGAATAGCCTTCAAGTCTTGAGCGAGCTCCATTGTATATTCAGCCTTAAGGCCCCGAGTTTTAGCGGTAACGATTGACTTCTCGATAGTGAAGCCCATGTTGTTCATGAAGTCGCCTTCACCAGTTGCTGTAGATACCCCTGTTCCAGTTGTATAATCAACTTGTGGGCTATCGATATCGCCCAATGGATCTGTACCAGCCTGTGTGCCTCCACCCGAATAAGTTGTGTCTGCTTCGTTGAAGAATGCTTCAGTATCTTCAGTACCAATCTTATCACTTGGCGAACCAGCACCGGAATAACGGCTCTTCATCGCGAAGATGAGACCAGTTGGGCCAGACATTGGCTGAACACCGGCTACATCATAAGCGATGAGATTAGGCATTGCACGACGTACAAGAGAGATAATAACAGGATCGTAAGTAGCTACTTGCGACTTCGAAGCTGTATTAATATCTTCGGAAAGGAAGCTGGCTTGTGTGCGTTCTTCTTGAAGAGCCTTTTCAGTGTTCTCAAGAAGCTTAGCAGTAACAGCTTTCTTGTAGCTATCAGTGATAGCAGGAGCATCAGCGTGTTCAAGAACTGGCGCCCACTTCTTTAGTTCTTTTGTTGCATTTAACATTTTTAATTTCTTTCTATGTTGTTAGTTTAAGTGTGGAATTACTTGGACGAAGATAAAGCACTTACATAAGCTTTCATGTAAGACGGAAGTTTTTCCATAGGATCGGCTTCACCTTCAATAATTACTTCAGTCTCTGCGTTTTGATAATCTTCTACAGAGTCTTGCAGAGTAGACTCTTCTTTAATGTTAAAGAGCGAAGATTTAATAACACCTACTTTAGAAGCGAATGTTTCCTTATCGGTAAATTCGATATCTTCAACAATTGCTGTGAGCTTCGTGCTTTCATTTTCAGAAAGATCGGAGGATGCTTCAGCAAGTACTTCATTTCTTTCGTAAGCTTCGATTTGTTCCTTAAGTGCCTCAACTTGTTTTTCAGATTCAGACAACTTCTCTTGTGTTTCTTCCGCAACTGTGTTGAGTTCTTCAACAATATCACGTTTTTCAGTTGGAACTTCGATGTAATTTTCAACAAATACATCTTTGAGCGAAGAGATAAAGTTCTCAGCAATTTCAGTACGTAATGTATTTTCAACTTGCTCAGTATTTTCTTCAATCCAACTTTCAACTACATAAGAGAGGTAGCTATCGATTCTTTCAATGAGACTTTCTCTAAGAGCTTCGACTTCTTCGACGCGCTCTTGGTTATATTTCTCTTCAAGTCTTTCTTGAATTTCGAGAGATTTTTCGGCAATTGCTGCTTCAAAAAGAGTTGCAGCTTCTGTCTTAAAATCTTCACTAAGTTCTGCTTGATTTGTCATGAGAAGATCAAGGGCTTCAGCTACTTTAGCTTTTTTAGCTGGTGTAGACTTTTTGATGCTCTTTACAGTATCATCAATGGCCTTTTCACCATCTTGCTCGGAATCATCTGTTTGGGCCCCTTTGCCAGTAGGCTCGGGAGCTTTCGCTTTAGCAGACTTTTTGATAGCTTGAGAAACACCAACGGATACTTTCTCGCCATCTACTTCGTCTTCTACCTTTGCAGCTTCTTCCATTTCTTCTTCTTCGTCCTCGTCTTCTTCCTCCTCTTCATCATCGGATTCTTCTTTCTTGGACTTAGAAGCCTTCATGTAACCTTCTTCCATTTCTTCTTCGTCGTCTTCGTCTTCTTCAGACTCTTCTTCGTCGTCTTCTTCCTTACATGATTTCTTTTCACCAAGGAGAATCGACTTGATAGAATCATCAAAGGACACTTCCTGCTCTTCAGAGACTTCTTCAGGTAAATCCTGTTCAAGCTCTTCATTAGCAGTAAGCTCTTCTTCAGTGACATCTTCAATGATGTCTTCTACTTCTTGTGTTTCTTCTGACATAGCTTTATTTCTATTAATGATTAGAGTTTGGAGAGGAAATCACTAAAGACTCTCTTCTGCGCTTCTGCAAGTTCAGAACTTGATGCCTTTTTAATTTCAGTCTCATATTCTTCAAT